GCTAATGAGGCAACGCCAAGCCTTGTGGAAGCGGCAGCGGGTAAAAAGCCCGCAGGCGTTACCCTTGGTACTTCATGGACAAGTCTTCCAGACGAAGCCTTGCAGGCCTTTGTCGGGTTCGCAGGCGATGGTTCGCCTCTGGCTGTCCTATTCGATGCCATCCCACAAGTAACCACCGATGCGATGCAGATGGCTTTGGTACAGGGCATCAGCCTTGGTGAAGGCCCGCGCACCGTAGCACGGCGGGTACGCAAGGCGGCAGACATCGGGCGGCAAAGAGCCGAGACGATAGCGCGTACCGAGATGATACGAAGCGCCAGGGAAGCCCAGCGGCAACTATACACGGAGAATGGTTCGGTCACCGGATACCGGCGGCAGGCTACGCAAGATAGCAGGGTATGCCTTGCTTGCTTGGCTCTTTCCGGCACCCTTCACCGTACCGATGAAATCATGCCATCACACCCAAATTGTCGCTGCGTTATGATTGCGGAAACGCTTTCATGGGCAGAGATAACCGGCGATTCATCGATACCGGATACGCGCCCAAAGGTGGCAACCGGTGAAGAGATTCTAAAGGGGCTAACTCCGCTTGAAGCTCAGCAGATACTAGGCACCGCTCGTTACAACCTTTACGCTGAAGGACTACCGCTTAGCGACATGGCAACCGTGGTACAGAATGCCGACTGGGGGCCTACTACTAGGGTATTGCCGCTTAGAGAGCTAGAGGGATACCAACCGGATCTAACGACATACCTATGAAAAATGCACTGTGGGATAGTGGGTGTATGGACTTGCTGACATCTTACGTAGACGGTATCAAGAGCGACCGGTTAGGCTACGTCAAGGGCTACCTCGTGCGCTTTGGCGATACCAAGACCGCCGACCTTGAAGGTGACTTTTTCACACCTCAAACCGACTACGGTTTCCCGGTTGCCAAAGGGCAGCGAGTCCCACTAAACGTTTACTACCACCACGGCATGGATGCCGCTGTCGGGAAGAAGAGCATCGGTACAGGCTTTGTAAAGATGGACGATACCGGGCTTTGGTACGAGGCTCAACTAGACATGGCCGACGAGTACGGGAGCATGATTGCGAAGCTCTGCAAGCAAGGCAAGATGGGCTTTTCCTCCGGTGCTGCTGGTCATCTGGTAGAGCGTAAGAGCATGGGCGGTGCCGCTGAAATCACCCGCTGGCCTATTGCAGAAGCATCGATTACCCCGACACCTGCCGAGTATCGTAACAGCGTTAAAACCCTCAAGGAGTACTACGGTATGGAGCCGATGATGGAAGAAGAAGAAGAGATGGTCATGGCTCCAATGCCTGAGCAGTCCCCGGAAGAGTACGCCGTATCGGTCTTTGATGAGTCTGAAGGTGACCTTATCCACGAAGGATTAGAAGCCTACTACGATGCGCTCTGCGGAGCCATCGAAGCCGTATCCGATCAGAGCATGGCGGATGCCATCATTGATGAATTTGCTCGACGTGCCAAAGGGCTATATGCCATGCACGGCATGAAGAGCGTACAGCCCGCTTCCTTGCGGGGTGTAGAACGTCGACTGCGGGATGCAGTCGGTTTGTCACGGTCAAGCGCTAAGCGCTTGGCTCCCGTAGTCTGGGATTCTCTGCGGGATGCAGACCAGCCGGAAGAGCAGCCGTCCATCGTAGTAGAGGCGAAAGCCCATGACAATGACGAACGCCAGGAACTGCTGGCACGTCTGGAGTTGCTAACACAACTATGAATCTAACACAACTGCAGAATCAAAAAGATTCTGTGCTTGCTACCGCGCGGGAGCTTGCTTCCGGTAACGGTGACCTTGCACAGGTCAAGTCCTTGATGGCTGAAGCCAAGGGCATTGAAGAGCGCATCGAGACAATCAAGGCACTCGGACAAGGCCACCCTGTGGCAACTGAAGCGCAAGTAGACCAGCCTTGGAAGTCGGGCGGCGTTGGACGCAATCCACTTTCCGGCACCCGTGATGAAGCCAACTACAAGGCATACTGCTGGGGCCAGTGGGGCCGCTCTATCATGGGCAACCGCAAGGCCGCTGAGTGGTGCAAGGCTAACCTGAAGGCACAGAGCGAAGGCACGACAACCGCTGGTGGTTTCACCGTACCGGATCCACTGTCGAGCGAGCTTATCTACCTCCGTGAAATGTTCGGCATTGCTCGCCAGAACTGCCGCATCTACCCGATGAGCAGCGATGTCTTGAACGTCCCTAACGCCACGGCATCGACCACGGTCTACTACCCTGGAGAGAATACCGCTATCACCGCTTCCGACTTGACCTTTGCACAGGTCAACTTGGTTGCTAAGAAGCCATCGGTTCTTACTCAGGTATCTAAGGAACTGGCAGAAGATAGCATCATTGACTTTGGCGCGACCCTTGCCCGTGACATGGCTTACGTCCTTGCGAAGGAAGAAGACCGTGTTGTTTTCAACAACGCAGTCGATAGCACCAGTGGTCTCGATGGCATCCTTTATGCTATCTACAGCAGCAACGCCACCAAGGCTAACATTGCTTCCTTGCAGGTCTTCACGACCGGCCAGACAATCACGTATAGCCCGACACTTGCTAACCTCAAGGGTATGGTTGCCAAGCTCCCGACATACGCCGCTAACGCTAAGTGGTTCATGCATAAGGAGATTTGGTACAACGCCATCGCTCCTCTGCTTGATGCACTTGGTGGCAACGCTATCAGCGACATCGCAAATGCCTACGGCCCTACGCCTATGCTCTACGGATACCCTGTGGTGTTCGTTCAGAATATGCAGAAGACCCTTGCAGCATCCACGCCTTATGTCCTCTTGGGTGACCTGAGCATGGGTACCGCATTCGGTGACCGCCGAACCGTTACCATCGAGGTATCGGATCAGCGCTACTTTGTCGAAGACGCGCTTGCATTCAAGGCAACTGAGCGATTCGCATTCAAGGCGTTTGACATCGGCAACGTTGATGCAACAGCAGCCAACCGTGTACCGGGAAGCCTTATCGTCGGAGCATCCGCAGCTACATAAGGCGAGCGGTTCTTATCTCAAGCCCTCGGCAGACGTGCCGGGGGTTTTTCTTTATGTGGGATAGTGAAGCCATGATGACACGAGCCGAAGCGATAGCGCAGGTATCACTTTTTGTGGATGCCCAAAGTTATCCGCAGATGTCCACAACCGACATAGGGAGCATCCTAGATTCTTTCTCACGGTTCACTACTTGGACGGCTAGCACCACCTATGCTGTCGGTGACCGTGTAGTGCCTACAACGCCCAACGGGCGGGTCTATGAGTGCCGGGTGGCTGGAACATCAGGCACGACACAACCCGATTACCCTGTCTATTCTCCGTACCAAGTCAAGGGCTACACGCTGGAAGATGGCACGGGAGACCCTACCCTGATGTGGGTAGACCAAGGCCCGATCAATGTGGAAAGATACGATGTCAGGACAGCAACCCGCCAAGCGTGGATGATAAAGGCTAGCCGTTGCGCTAGTGACATCGATGCTAAAGAAGGCACCAGCGATGTGAAGCTTAGCCAACTCAAAGCACACTGCCTAAGCATGGCTGAACGATACCGCCCGTTGGTGTTCGCATGAGCCCTATCCTCCGCGCAACGCTTCAGGCTGGCATGGTACGCAACCTTTGCCAAGACCGTGTAGAGATACACCGCTTCACGCTTACCGAAGATGGCCGTGGTGGTGCTACTGAGACATGGCGCAAGGTTGCCGAGTACAACGCTAGGCTAACCAACCAAAGTGACACAGAGAGCATTGTAGGCGGCTCTATTGCATCATCTGCCCAGTGGACGCTTATCATCGCTGTAGGGGCTGATGTTATGCCACAGGATAGGGTCTACAGGGTAGGCGATGATTCCAAGTATTACGATGTAGTCGGTAGCGACTTTGGGCAAACGGAACTCTTGGTACAACATTGTGGACTAGTGGAGCGTGTAGCATAATGGGCGCATCAGAATGGACAACTATCGGGTTAGCGGCAGTGACCGGCATCATCAGTCTACTTGCCTACATAATTAGATTCTTGCATCGGATGGACAAACGGGGAGCCGTTGACACCGCCAAGATTGAAGACCACGGGGTTCGCATTGGTAGGCTTGAAACCGTAACGGGTGAGATGCGTACAAGCATTACAAAACTGGAGACAAAGCGATGAACTCAATAAGTATTAGCAGGCTGGTCGTGGTTGTCTTGATCGCCTTCGTCGCGAGCTTCTCCACCGTGTTCGGTGATGGCATCCGCACAGCTGAAGCCAAGGACATTGCCGAGCTTGGCGCAGTGATGGCACTGTACGGCGGCAAGGCTGTCGCGGCTGGTCTTACTGCTGCGATGAGTGCTGCGCTTGCCTTCTTGACGATGCCTTTCAAGGGGACGAATGCGAACAGCCTGAAGGTGGGCAAATGAACCTACAGAACTTCCGCATTGAAAAGGAACCAGCACCGTCTACCGATTGGCGTGTCTTTGGTGACATTGAGGATGATGCTGGGAATATCCTTGGAACGTTCGGGCCTGATGGAACCAGCGTCAATGTCTGGTGGGTTCAGCAAGATGAAACATTCCAGTATGGGATTGTGCAACAGTTTGCGGGCATTATGGCACAGCAGATTGTCGCAGGGACGGCTGAATAATGGCAACGTATTATGTAAAGTTAGCGGCTGATGGCGGTAACGATTCCCTTGCAGGAACAACACCATCTACTGCGTGGGCTACCATCGGTAAGGCTTTAGGGGCCACTGGCATTGCATCCGGCGATACCTTGTATATCGCTCCAGGTACATACAATGAATCCGTTACCATCAACATAACAAACCCTACCGCTGAAACCTTTATCATTGGTGACCCGACCGCTTCACAGTTTCCCGGTATGGCTGCTGGGCCTGTCTACCATTCGGCTTGGAACGCAGCTGGAACCACTCAGATAACATCCGGCGTTCTGATTACAGCAACCACTAAAAACTACCTGCATTTTCAAAACATATGGTGGGCATCTGATGCCGCCAATATGGTCGTTTTAAATACATCCAGATATGCAAAGTTCACACGATGTCAATTTGTAAGCAGTAATCGAACTTATATTGCTATTCGTTTGACTTCAGCAACAAGCACTCCTGTCGATGCAACAATAACTCGTTGTGCTTTTGTCGGTGGTAATACTGCTATATTTTTACAAGGCACGAATACATTAGATGTAACAAGTATTACAGATAGTTTATTTGTAGCCAACAGTCTTAATATCGATTCAAACAGCACTAACTTTTCGTGCTTCAACTGTACATTTTTTGAATCTGTAAACGGTGTCGTGCAAAGAGCCAACACTACCGGGACAGCATCATTTGTACGCAATAGTTTATTCTTGTCTTATTCCAGTTTTGCTATTCAAGCAACATCGGCTGGAGTACTTACGGAAAACTTCAACCGACTGATAGGCAGCGGCCGTTCTAACGTAACGACTGGCGCAAACTCTGTAAGTGCTGGCGCACAAGGTGTTGATTACACGTATTTACTCAATCAAGGCATGAACTACCAGCAGATGTGGACATCGTTACAGGGTGGCCCTAACATCGCTTTTGGTACGGCAACAGGCGCACCGGCTACCGACCTATACGGTGTAACTTGGACTGGTGCATCTCCTGACGCTGGCTCCGGCGCATATCGTGTTATCAACTCAACACCATCGCAGATTACATACAACGGTGGCAACGAGCGCAACGCGTCTACGATTACTATCGCTCCCGGTAGCACTTCACAATCCATCGAGCTTTATCTTGGTGCTACAGGTCTTACAGCCTCCACCGCTGGTCTCTCAGCCTATTACAACCGTACACGCACAGCCTCAGTATCTATCCCGCTGGTAGCCCGTACAATCGCGCAGGCGTGGACTTCTGGCGGCTTTGCGGAGGTTGACGCAACCAATATGCCGGGCGTGTATCGCATCGACATCCCAGACGCTGCACTGGCTGCTGGTGCTGATGATGTCACAATCGTGGTGCGTGGTGCCT